TGTCGGAAACCCCAATGCTGAAGCTGCTATTTTGGCTATCTCCGTTGAAATCTTCCAATCCAGAACCGCCGCTGGTGGATCAATCGAAGGCGTAGATTTTGCAGTAACCCCTTACCGCCTATCTAAGAATTTGCTTGCCAAAGTAACTGGCCTTCTAGGCCCTTATCTTGATGTTGAAACTATGGTGGGCTAATGCCAGCTTCAACAATTGCCACAGATGTTAGAGGAGTTATTAAGACCGCCTTGGTTGGATGCACCGCGAATATTTATGACTCAGTTCCGGAAGCGCCAATAGTTCCAGCAATCGTAGTTGTCCCAGATGCGCCTTATATGGAGCTTGAAGTTTTAGGTAAATCAACTACTCGCGTCAAATTGAATTACACCATTACCGCTTGCGTTGCGTATTTCAGCAACGCCGCTTCTCTCGACAATTTAGAGCAATTAGTTATTAGTATTCTTGGAGCGCTCAACGCTTCCAAGTATGAGTTATCGACAGTCGATAGGCCGTCAGTAACAACAGTAGGAACGACCAATTTATTGGTTGCAGACATACGCTTGAGCGTCCGCTACGAGCAAACCGCATAGGAGACCCAAATGGCAACTACAGTAATAACTGGGCGCGATGTAACCTTTACACTCGATAGCGCTGCTTATGATGCCCAGACAACAAGCGCAGTCTTAAGCTGCGAAACAATTATCGAGACCTATCAGACCCTTGATGGGCGCGCTTATAAGTCCGTTGATAAGCAATGGACCTTCACAATTGAACTGCTACAAGATTGGGGAGCTGCAAGCTCTCTATTCGAAGCAATGTGGACAGATGCTGAATCAGCACCTAACACCACACTCGCAGTTTCATTCACAGCCGTAACTGGCGCAGTATTTGCTTTCAATGTATTGCCAATCTTCCCTGCTGCTGGTGGAGCTGCTCCTGGAGCACTTACCGACACTTGGACGATGACTGTCGTTGGAACACCTACAGAGACCTTTAGTTAAGAGATCGGAGCATCGGGAGCTATGAAATTATCAATTACAATTGAATATAACTCTGGCGAATCAGCAACTTATATTGCTCAACCGCCAGAATGGGCTAAGTGGGAAAAGGCAACTGGACACACTATTACCAAGGCTCAAGAAAATATAGGAATCTGGGACTTAATGTTCTTGGCCTATAACGCTCACAAACGCGAAAGCGCTGGTAAGCCAGTAAAGAGCTTTGAAGTATGGATGGAGACAGTTGCCGACATTAAGACAGGCAATGATGACCCAAAAGCCATCAGCCCGACAGCGTAAGGCGGCTATTAGTAATAGTTGCTCTTAGGACTGGTATCCCGATGCAGTATTGGGATGATTGGGACGATGTAGCAACGGCAGTCGAGCTGATAAAGGAGAGAGATAGCAATGGCTGAAGAAGTCTCAGCATTTGATAGGACTGAGCTCCGTCAAGTGTATAAAGCTTTCTCCTTGCTAGGCGATGAAGCCAAAGCCGAGGCTCGCCAGACTTCCAACAATCTTGCCACTTATCTTCAGCAACAAATTGCTGCCAAAGCTTCTACTCGCATTAAAGGCCAACAAGCCATCAACAGAATCGTAAGTGGATCTAAAGTATCTAAGACTAGCACTACTGGCGAAATTAAATATGGCTTTGCTAGTCAGAGATTTAGCGGTGGAGCTAATACTCAAATGCTTTGGGCTGGCTTTGAATTTGGTTCCAACAAGTTTAAGCAATTTCCTGCTTACTCTGGCAGACAAGGACGCGGCTCTCGCGGATGGTTTATTTATCCAACTCTACGCCAAGAGCAGAAGAATATTGTGGCACAATGGACTAGAGCATTTAACAAAATATTAGATAAGTGGGGCATAAATGGCATCTGATTCCAGAGCATTAACGCTCAAGCTCCTAGCAGATACAGCAGATTTCAAAAAGAATTTAGATAAAGGCTCTAAAGATATTGATGATATTGGCGAAAGAGCTAAAGAATTTGGTAAGAAGGCAGCCGCCGCTTTTGCTGTTGCTGGCGCAGCTATTGGCGCATTTGCAGTCAGCGCAGTCAAGGCAGCAGCCGAAGATGAAGCAGCTCAACTTAAATTAGCCGAAACTATACGCAGCACAACTAAAGCAACTGATGATCAAATAAAAGGTGTTGAAAGATATATAACCCAGACTTCTATTGCTGCTGGTATCACCGATGATGAATTGCGTCCAGCTTTTAGTCGATTGGTTCGCAGCACTAACGATGTTGAAGATGCTCAGAAATTACTAAATTTAGCATTAGATTTAAGCGCAGCGACAGGTAAGCCGCTTGAAGCTGTTACCAATGCGCTAGGTCGAGCTTATGATGGCAATACTACAGCTCTTGGCAAATTGGGTCTAGGCATTGACGCAGCTGATCTTAAATCTCAAGATTTCGATACAACCTTCCAGCAGCTAACTAGCACCTTTGGCAACTTTTCTGAAAATCAAGCCCAGACCACACAGAAGCAAATGGAGCGCGTCAAGATTGCTCTTGATGAAGCTAAAGAATCTATTGGCGCAGCTTTGCTGCCAGTCGTTCAAGAATTGACTGCATACTTGCTTGAAAAATTTATTCCAGCTTTAGAAGCATTTATAGCTGGGTTGACTGGTCAACAGGGTTTAGATCAAGCTTTAACTGATAGCCAAGAGACTGCGATGGAATGGGGTAAAAAGGTAAGAGGGTTTATTGATACAGTTATTGATTTAAAGGATGAATTATTTTTAGTCGCTGGAGTATTAGGAACAGTATTCGTAGTAAGTAAAATAGCAGCTGGAATTCAAGCGACTATTGCTTTAATTACGGGTCTAGTTACCGCTTATAATCTTTTGCGTAATAGTGCAGTCGCAGCAGCTATTGCATCTCGATTTGCATTAAATCCTTTAGCTGGATTAGCTACTGGCGCTGCAGTTGTCGGAGCAATTATTGCGGCAGTCAAATTATTTGATAATCAAGCAGCAGCAGCTAATGGGACGGGAAGTAATACAGTCTCATCAGCCAGCCTGCCAGAAGGCTTTGCAGCTGGAACGGCCATTACAGGTAGCGCTAGTGCAGGTGGCGGCATAATTACTGGCGGTGGATTAACTACAGGCAGTAAAGCTTCTGGCAGCAATGCAGCCAAATCAACACCAACGCAAACTTTAATTGAGCAAGTAAGCGAAGCAAATTTTATTAAAAGAACAGCAGGAACTGGATCATTTGATGTTGCTGGTGTAAGACGCGCCGATGAGCGCGGCAATGTCGTAATCAATGTAAATGCCCCATCGGTAATTGATGAAGAAGGGTTTAGCCGAGCAGTTGCTCTAGCTCTAAATAATAGTAATCGTAGAACTGGCGGCGGTGGTTCAAGTCTAATTACGCAGGATGTATTATGACCGCTTGGACTCCAGTTTATCGAGTCAAGGTAAATGGCTCTACAGTAACTAGTGCAACCCTTAGCGGACTTACAATTACTTCAGGCCGCGATGATATTTACTCCCAACCGCTTGCTGGTTATTGCAGCCTAACCTTAATTGAAACTGCCGAGGCATCAGTTTCTTATGAGATTAATGATGCAGTTACTATTGAGGTGCAAGATTCAACTGCCACTTATGTAAATCTCTTTGGCGGTTTCATAACTGATTTAGGTATTACAGTTCAGACCTCTGGCTCAACTGCTACTAGCCAAAGAATCCAGATAACAGCAGTAGGAGCCTTAGCTAGACTTAATCGCGCTGTTTATGTTGGCAACTTCGCGCATCAATTCGATGGGGATCGCATTGAGGAGTTATTAAGCGGAGTTCTTTTCAATCAATGGAATGAGGTCCCAGCAGCTTTAACTTGGGCAACCTACGATGCAACTACTCAATGGCAGGATGCAGAAAATAGCGGATTGGGTGAAATAGATACCCCAGGAGATTATGAACTTCACTCTGAGAATAACTTGGACGATACTGTTTATAACCTTGCTTCTCGCTTCGCTAATAGCGGCCTGGGCTATCTTTATGAGGATTCCCAAGGCCGTATCGGTTATGCTGATTCAACTAATAGAAGCGAATATTTAGCAGCTAACGGCTATATCGATTTAGATGGCAATCACTCAATAGGGCCTGGACTCTCAATCATCAAGCGAGCTGGCGATGTTAGAAATTCAATAACTATTAGCTATGGCACTTCAGGCGCAGAAGTTACAGATGAAGATGCAGCGTCAATATCTGATTATGGACTTTTAGCATCTACCATATCTACCACACTTCGGAATCAAATAGATGCTGAAGCTCAAGCAGCCTTTTACCTACTCATTCGCGCATATCCCCAATTTGCGTTAAGGCAGATAACCTTTCCAATAGCCAGC